GTGTTTTGACTGCTGAATCCCATTTGTGATCCAACTTTGAATGCATCGATGTTGGCACCGAGGAATACGAATGTCCAATCTTTGCTTTCGCATGATTTTACCATTTCTTTAATCATACTATTGGTAAAAGAACGACTGGAGTTTTCTTCACCATCTGTCATGATAGTGATAATGACCCCTGGACGGTCACTTTTTTTAATTTTAGCTAAATGTGCATTGACCGCATTTATTGTATGCCCAATTGCATCTAGCAAATTAGTTCCACCATTTGGTTGATAGTCGTTTTCTGTAAGTGGAGAAACTTCTAAAATATTTCTATTTTCAAACACAGACTTTATTTGTGGCGAATCAAATTTTATCAGTGACACATATGCAGAACCAGAATTGGTTGCTGCTTTTTGTCCTTGAATAAACTCATTTAGGCCGCTTATGGTTGCAGATTGGACGGGTCTCATGCTGCCACTTTCATCTAGTACTATAGCTATTAGTGTACCGTTTTTACCGGCACGCTTGGCTTTGAATTGTGTGTTTGTGTTTGTATTGATTACAACTTGTTGAGTAATCGCAGGGAATGGATTTGGTAATGTCATATTTCTTTCCTTCGAGGACTTTACTGCTGAGAATCACCTCTCAGACTCACTGCCTCAATATGTATAAACACTATGTTTATACATTTATATTTATGCAGTTATTTTCCTCAAATATCAAGAATTGAATTATTATTTGATACAGGGAAAAAGAATTTCTGTCATAAATTCGTTAGTTTTTTCTAAACCTATCAAATTAATCAAAGCTTTGCGAGTATGTTCATTGCGTTGTTGTTGATTGCAATAATAGTTTTGTGCTTTGATAATACGATCTTTATTACCTTTAGAGCCTAACATCATAAAATAATTGATTAAAAGATCTACTGCTACATTACCAATAATTTCTGCTTCTTGCGGGCTTGGTCGACATGCCAGCCAGTGTGGACTAAAAATATCACCCCATTCTGGTCTTATTCTATCCGCGCCCAAGTCTAAATTGCAAAATGGCTCGGTTGGTGTTTCAGTTGGTGATAAATCCATGAAAACACCAGTGATTTTAGTTGGGCCTGCAATTATATCAAATCCATAGATAGGAGCCGGGTCGTCAGCATGTGGAAAAACACAACAGTGTACTACACCAAATCTTTCTTGATTAAATATTTCAACATGTGCTTGTCGAAATTTATCGCTGACATATCTATGATTTTCCCAGCCATAGTCAGGTGTTGCTATAACAGAAATATTTGGTTGCCTGCGTATAACCTCTAACTGCCTTCTAGCAATTGATTCTATTAGATCAAGGCAATTCATCGACTTCTTGATATATGGCTATAATGAACTCAAATGCTCGCTTTGCTTCTTCAGCATCATCTGAGTTTAAATCAATTAACAGCGAGTTTCTCATGTAGTCAACTGATTCTTTGACATTTTCAAATACTAAATGATTTTTTGGTAGATCTAGTTTTTTAGCAATCATTTGCCCACCATATAACCATCCAAGATAATGAGCATATAGGTGGCCTTTAAGATCTTTGCCAAGACCTGCAAGATATGTCAAGTAGTTATTGGTAGAAAAACAAGCATTAACCGGACATGGTGGACCATCAGCCACGTCTTTGACAAATTGAATTCTACGCTGTAGTGTGCTTGGTAGATTAATTGTACGCTCTATATGATCAGCTATTAGATATAATTGAAAACATAGACTCTTGTATTTTTTTGGATTAATAGTACCATTTATTAGGCTTTGTGCGATTTTTGTCTTTTCAGCCTGTTCGTGCAGTTCATGAACTGCTGCACGCAGTTGTTTTTGATCAATATTCACCATATCACAGTATATGATTATTTGCGAACTAATCGCAAGTTCATCTGATCTAATACTTCTAGCAAAGAACTTACCCGTTGATATTCAGCACGTTTGTATGCCTCTGGAAGTTGGTCCCAGTTTCTGCACACCGGGCTTGTGCGTTGTTTGTTGCTGGGCTGATCCGCATACCTCCAACCCTCATCTAGCTTGCGCTGTACCCATCTGTTATGATTCATTCTTGCGGCTTCTAGTGCGATAGCTTTGATGATGTCTTGGCTGAGTTTTTGTGGTTTATCGTCGCTATATGGTTTTTGACTCCATGTGATTTTACCATTGTTGATTGGCGTAATTTCGCTGAATTTTTTAGCAATAGCAGTAGCTTCGTCGTTATTCAAATCTCTAGACAAACTTGCAATATAGTGATTTTTATCATTAAGATCTCTGCGATAGAAACAGAGATTTTCGTTATTTGGCGGTACTTGGGTAGCTGTAATCGTACCACTTGGTGCAGAGTGTATCACTGCTTCAATCCAAGATTGCAAATTTTGATCTGATAATGGAGTTGCAGTTGTTAGGCAAATATATGGATGATTAAGCATGCGATATTTAGCTTAGTCTAATCATTTTAGACAAATAGCAATAAGAAGTTGGCATTATTTACTGAGAAACTCCATCCTGTATTATTTCCAGCATTGGTGCTGTACAATGCTAAAAATGTTGCGCCGCCAGCGGCGTTGCTGTCTTGAATATAAAGATATGTTGCTTCTACACTACCTGTAAACTTACGCAGGAAATGTACTTGACCAGTTGTAATACTATCAATAGTGACCAGATTACCATCTTGGCCGTTAATGTTCCAATTATCAAGTGTTGTAATGCTGTTTGGAGCAAACAGCCATGATCCTGCACCAAACTGATGAGTCAGTGTTGTGATGTTGTTATTACCTCTGATTATTAAATCACCAGTGCCAGCATTAACCAACGTTGGATATTGTGCAGCATTACCACCATTAAAGGTTTTAGTTGTATTAGCTGCCATAACGATGTTACCACTGCCGGTAACTGAAAAACCTGTATTTTGCACAAACCACGAGTTTGAATTTCCATAAACTGTCCAATTACCAGTGCCAATTGACAAAGTTCTAACATTGGCCACAGTGCTGTTAAACTGACTTAGGAAAACATTTGATACTCCGGCATCTAAATTCCCGCTGCTTAAAATTAAAGTATTGCTGTTGCTGATGTTTAAATCGTCCAGTAATTTCCAATTGCCGCCAACTCCGTCAAATCTAAATGGCCATGTAATTTGTTGACCATCTGTTTCAATAGTTTCTTGACCGCTGGTGCTGGCAAAAACCCAGGTATTAGCCCCCCCTCTGATAGTTGCTGTGGTAGCCAGTGTAACATTACCATAGATATTTAAATTACTGTTTAAAATAGTTGAGCTAGTTCCGCCAAAGTTTAGATCACGCACAGAACTGTTAGTGACAAAATTAACCACGCTGTTGGCTGCACCGGTTCTTATATAAAAGTTTAGTGTTCTAGTTTCAAATGCATTATTAGTGTTAATGGTAATAGTGTTGCCTGCTGCTATGCCATTGCCTATGTATATTGCGCTATTACCACTGATTACTAGATTAGTTGATGGAAATGTGTTTACGACTGTTGTATTGGCACTGAGTTGAATATTAATTACACCAACATTGTCAAACTGCAAAGTGCGTTGTGCTGTGCTATTACTTATAAACACACCTAATGATATAGATTTGTCGTTCAAATCTAAAGTACCAGATGTTAGGGTGACATTTCGCGTGTATCCAAGTACCAGATTATCATTGAGTATATATGTGCCGTTTCCAGCTGCAAATTCCCATGATAAGTCGTGAATAAAACTATTGGTAGTAATTCTGTTATTATTACCAGATCCTGAAAATATCCATGCATTATTGCTGCTGCGGATATTGCCACTATTATATGTGTAATCACCATATATTCTAATATTAGGATTTGAAGCTATAATGGCATTGACATTGTTGATATTTAGATTTCTAACTGCAGTTGGTCTTACCCATGAAAATGTTCCAGAACCTATCAAGGCTACATTTACTACATTTGATTCAAATACCTCACCAGTGTTTAGAGTTGCAGTCCCTCTTGGTGATGTCATTTCAACTGTGGTATTACCGGTAGTGGCTAACAGAGCATGACTAAGATATGCCTCCTGTGCTACTATTCTTCCTTGGTCATTAAAATTTAGGGTTTTTCCAACACCAGTACTAGCATCAAATGATCGTGCTGTTACTGTGAAATTGTTTAGGGTTAGGTTACCTGTGACAAATGTAAAACTTGATGATGCTGCATTTTGTGAAAGGTTTGATAATAGTGTCCAGTTAGCATTAAAATCTCTTAAAGTAACGATATTTGTAAATACAACGTTGGCGTTCGTATATATTGTTTTATTCCCTGGTGCAGTCAAATCAAATGCAGCACCAGCGGTTATTGACTTAGTAACTTCAAGATTTCCTTGAATAACAGTTGGATGTGACTGTACACCATCTTGATATTGCCATCCACAGGCAGAATCCCAAACCAAATTGTTGACATTACCATTAATAGAATGGCCTCCGCCAGTTGTGTTGCTAGATATAATTGTAACATTCCATGCATGACCTTGAGCACGAGTTCCAAATTCTAAACCTGCTGTGCTAAAATTCAAAACATTGCTAGCAACTACTACATTACTATTACCTTTTAGGTTTACAGGATTTGCATACACATTGATAGCATAGTCACCTGCCGAAGTATAGGTACCATGGGTTTTAAGTTGTCCGTAAGAACCAAAGTTTAGAGTAAATGGTTGGCCAATGTCACCAACAAATCTAGCAACTGATAACCTGATATTTGATATGTCTAATTCACCTCCCACTACATAAGCTAGAGTTGAAGAACCTATTGACCCAATATTCAAATCAGTTAGAAGTTGAACGTTTCCTGACCCACTGGCACCAAAATTGATTCTTGTTGGAAATAATTTTGGCATTCCAATATTTGGAACATTTAAGTATACTCGCCTTCCAAATATTGGTGCAAATGTAGTAGTACTGGCACTGCTTCCAACTTGCACATTTGATGGGATGGTAAGATTACCAGTAATGGTAGCTGCAGCCCCTCCGCTTAAATATACCAAATTAGATGATGGATACCCGGTAAAATCAATATTACCCCAACGTCCAAAAATTTGAACAGAATCATTTGGGTTAGAAATAGTGATAACATTCCCTGATTGAGATATTGGATTACCAACATTTATGTCCCAGTCGCCAGTGGTAATACCAGTGTTGTCAAATATTCTAGTGCCGCTGATTACTCTAGAATTAGTAGCTGCAATATTTGTGTTCCCAATAGTTGTCCAGTTAGCATTGCCAGATAAAGTCCATACTGTCAGTGAAGACGCAGCTGCTGCGCTGCCTGTAATTAACAATGCTCCATTACTACATGTAAGAAATCGTGAACCACTACCAGAAGATAAGAAAAGACCACAGCGTAACTCGCTATTATTTAAAAATAAATTGCCAGACGTAAAAGTTAAAGTTCTAGCAGCGCCAATTTGTAAGTTACTTATTAATTGATACACTCCTGCGCCGTTAAATGTAAATGGAGCATCGTGCATCAAACCAGAAGTGTTAATTGTTTGTGTACGAGTTGCCGAGCCAGAAAAAGTTATTGTAGTTGTAAATGATGGCGTTAAACTGCCAAGTTGCTGGATATCGTAATTGCCATATAATGTTAAGGCACCAAGTCTTACAGCACTATTTGATCTAATAATTAAATTACCTAATGTACCGTTAGAAAAATCTACGGTACCGCCAGTATGTAAAAGAGTGACATCTGGAGAATTAGTTTCTGTGAATCCTGAAACGCCATTATTCCATGTTTTTGTTGTAGCTCCGCCGCCAACTATTTCAACATTTGGGATGCCAATTCTATAAAAATTGGTGCCAGCTGAACTTACGCCTTGATTCCAAATAGTTGTTGCAGCAGATGATGTAAGTTGTATTTTACCCCCAATTCCAAACTTTAATCCACGAGAAAGGGTATTACTGCTATCAAAAATACCTGTGCTTAAAACATAAGTGTTTACATCAAATTCACCGCGTGTAAGGGTAAAAGTATTTGATGCATTTAATGTTAAGTTGCCTGGTATAGTAACGTTTCCGCCAGGATTGTCAATTGTAACTGGAAATGTAAATTGTTTATCTCGACTTGTGATAGATTGTCTTGACGGAACGCCGGCTGTTCCAGCAAAAGTTGTTACCAGTGTTCCACCTTGTATAGTAGTCAATGCATCAACTGATAAATTGCCATACACACTGCGTGTTGCATTAGCAAACGTACCAGTAAATCCATCAAGAATAATATCATTGCTGCTGCCTTGAATGTTCAAAACATCTGTCCCGCCAACCACAACCACAGTGTTAGCAGTATCTGTGGCAGATCCAAAGTCAACACTCCATGCATCTGATTTCTGTGTGCCTGGCATGATTAAAGTTCTAGTACCAGTTGATCCTCTGTAAGTTGAGTTGAAATTGTATGTGCCTTGTACACCAATCGTGCCAGTCATGTTAATTATGGTTGAATTAGCTCCAAAAATAGAAATACCACCACTAGTACCAAAATTAATCACACGAGTTAAACCGCTGGTTGACACTATGCTGTTTGCATTCACAAAACTATTATTCAAGCTTAGAGTACCAGCGCTGAAATTAACAGCATTAGTTGCACCTAGTGTCAAATTACCAACTAGTCTAAATGTTCCGCCGGCTGCAACACCAAAGTGAACTGGAAAACTTAAAGTCACTGCGTTGCTGTTGATGTTACTGGTAGTGGTTGTATTATTAAAAACTGTTGCCAGCGTACCAGCAAGAATATTAGCTCCACTTGGTAGGGTGAAATCACTATGAATTACTCTTAGGTTGTTAGCAAGACCTCCAGTAAATCCTACCATGTTTAAGCTACCAATGTTTCCGCTAAGTTCAAGTGTGCCAGCAGGAACAGTTCCAAAACTCAATTGACTCGAGGTGTCGGCAGAGACGTTTAGAGTAAACTGCTTTCGTAAATTACCAAATGCATACCTACGTGTTCCAACTGTTGTAGCAGGGCTGGCAATAACATTAGCAGTACCAGTATAGCTCCAGTTAAGTGCCGTTGTTGTGTCCCATACTGTAGCATTACTCCCTGTTAGAATAATTTGACTAAAATTATCAAATCGTAACTGTCTAACTGAATCACCACTCCAACTGGTATACCTAGGAGTGGTTAGTATTTTATCATTTAAATCTAAGTTACCAGAAGTATGATCAATTGGCCCAAGAACCAATGCTGGCGCCGTATTTGCATTAAAAGTTAAATTATCAGCAAGCACTACACCACCTGCTGTCATATTAACTCGCACGGGGATATTTAGAATTTCAGCATTACTAATCAATATTCTATCAAAAGTTTGTGTTCCGCCAATGATTAAGAAGTTGATAGTGCCACCAGATGCTGTGGCATTTGTGTTTGAAATAGAACCTAAATTGATATTACTATATGCAGTTAATCCTGGTCCAATACCAAAGGTGCCTGTGTATGTTTGTAAATTTAGGTCCCAAACACTGCCAGAAACTACCAAATTATCGCTGCCGCCAATGATTTGAATATTTCCGCCGCTGGTGCGAGCACCAGTGATTGGTAAGGTTCCAACATTAGGACTTGATAGTTCTGCAGCACTTATTCGTATCCATCTGGTACCAGTGCTACCGGTATAGTTGGTAATTATACGCATATTGCTTAAGCTACTATATCCGCTGGCTATATCCCAATTTAGAATTTGTGAATTACTACCAGTTAATACTATTTGACCTGTGTTACCAAAAGTAATAGATCTTGCGGTAGATCCGCTGGTTGTGAGATTACCAGTTGAGAGCGTTACATTACCTAGATTTACAGTTCCAGCTGTTAAAGTAACTGTATTTCCTTCATTGACATTAGCGTTACCATTAAGCAACCATGTACCGCCAGTGCCGTTGAAAATAACTGATGCATTTATTTGATTGGTATTTGATGAAATTTGACTAATACCAGCCGTAGCACTGAAGGTAATTGTATTGGCAGATATTGGCCATGTCATTGTGCTACTTAGAGCTAGGTTTCCAATAATAGAAAGTGATGCTGTTGAAAGACCATAGCGAAATGTACCCCCAAACCCAGATAAATCTAAGTCTAAGACTCTACCAGCAGTAGTTGCTTGAGTAATTGCTCGTTCACCAACATATACGGTGTCAAATCCGCCAAGTACATTAAAATTCCAATTGTAAGTTGAGCCAGTGTGAATTTCACGAAATCCACCGTATGTGGCAGTGTTTGTTAAAAATACTCTTTGAGTTTGATAAGAATCATTAGTGGCGAATGTAGCAGACGCACCAGCTATGTTGAATACCACTGCGTTGCTAGAAGTAACTTGAATATTACCTGGGCTTCGCCATGTAATACCTTTGGTAGCGGCACTGCCAACTGCAGTTATTCTAAAAGTAGTACACTCAATAGCTGTGTTGATAAGCAAAAACCCTTGATTTAGCACTACTGAATTAGCTACTGAAAGCTTATCGTTTATTCTCCATGTGGTGCCGGAGTTATTAAATTCTATAGGACTATTGAAAACTGTTCCATTTGTGGTGACATTGAAAGTTCCAAAATTATTAAATTTTATTATGCCGGTATTTGTCCATGTGGTATTATTAGCAATGCTGAAACCACCTGTAATACCAGCTTGAGTATTCCCAATATTTAAAATTGGATTGGCTGTGCCAGCAAATGTCCAGCCGCCAACGTAAACATTTAATGATTGTGTCAACGCATTGCCGCTTATGGTAATAGTTCCTGGAGTACCGCTGTTGCCATCTACGATTACGTTATCAGCTGCAGTGGGTGCCGATGCACCGCTTGCCCCCCCAGAACTAGCCGACCAGTTAGCAGTTGAACTCAAATTCCATGTGCCGCTGCCGCCTACCCAGTATCTATCAGCCATACATCATATCCTGCTTATTGATCATTATGCCTGTTGCCCAACGGCTATTACGTCCCAGGTATCGGCATTGGCATTGTAGATAATACCAACATATACAACTTTATTAACTATAGTAGCTGTAGGTAGAGTAGTTCCTATCACTCTGAAACTTTTTGATCCAACCGTAGTCCATGTTAACGCTCTAGAAGTACCATCATCTTTGATTCTAAAAAGTGCTTTTTGTCCATCTTGCGGGCTACCAAGATCGGCATTTATTGTCAACGCTTCTGTTTGGGCATTGATGCTGTATTGGTCGTATGTGTTGCTATTCCATGCCAATGGACTAGTAATAGTTGTTGATGTGCTTACACGTGGTAATGGACTTCCAGCTGGCCCAGTTGGACCAGTAACAGTTGATGCAGGCCCAGTAACAGTTGAGGCAGGTCCTGTTGGACCAGTACCCAGCGGCCCAGTTGGACCAGTACCCCCAATACCTGTAATAGCCCACGCAATTGTTTCAATTATTGATCCGGCAACTGCTGCAGATGTTAAAACTATACTTGTTCCATTTGTTGCAGTAAAGTCTGCATCGCCAAGTTTTACACCGTTGTACCATACATCTATATAACCCACAGCATATGAAACGGTGAATGTTGTTTGACCCTGTGTGGCAGTAAAAGTTGTTTTTGTGTATGCACTAAATGCTTGAGGTCCAGTTGGTCCAGTGGGACCAGTACCGCCGCCTCCACCGCCGCCGCCGGGGCCAGTTGGTCCAGTGGGACCAGTACCGCCGCCTCCACCGCCACCACTCGAAGTAATTAAAAATGTACCATCTGGAAATACTATGCCAGCTTGGGTAGTTGCATTTGAAATTATCAAATTACCACTTACGGTGGTAGTATTGCTTACTATATTGCCAGTGATAATAGTGGATAAACCACCTAAATTTCTAGTACGAGTCATATTTTACCGCAGATTTTCAGAATATTTATCAGATTATAGGATAAAAAAATCCTAAAACTTGCAGACCATTAAAGAGATTTAAGATGCTCTAGAACGATTTCAGGTCTTACAAATCTAGCAGCATCATATACTTGTTGTTCCCACATTAAAAATTGATTAGCTGCTAACAATTCTCTGCTAGCTAGAAGATTGATATTTTCTGGATGTCCGTATATTTCTGGATCTGATGGCCCCCATAAAACAATACCTTTTTTGTTTTCACTCCATGCTAAATGTTGAAAAAATGTATCAACACTGATCCAGGTACGGCAATCGTGTATTAGTTGTTTAAGATCTGTAAGACTGAGATTAGTCCTCATGTCTTTTACTAATTGTTGCTCGCCATTTAAACCAACTTGAACAATTGGTTCAGTGATCATACTAATTAATTCTGGCCACCATGGGTAATTTTTTGGATTTTGACCGCCATTTCTAAGTGCTCGGCTCCAAGGGGATATTATAATCATTTATCAACTCCATATAATCTACGGTAAGCCAGTTCTAGACTTTTTTTCCATTTCCATTGGTCCATCTTACGATAGATGTTAAATTCTGTTAAGTCTCCAAAAAGCCACTGTGCTTCTGCAATACTTTTACCCGGAATTATTTCGGGATAGCAGCTAAACACAACAGGATTTTTTATAAATGGTAAAACTTTGCTGAATACAATATGATCTCCCATGCCGCAGTCTAAAACAACTATGGTTTGATTTTTAAATGACAGATAATTTCTAAAAATACGTTCATCTGACTCAAACATTTCGTACTGGCCAGTTCGAATCCCACCGTGTTGATTTTTTAAATGCCATGTTAGCGCATTTGGTACTAACAGCAAATCATAACCTTTTTTCTTTAAACCCCATGTGAATAGAGTTTCTTCTCTGTGAGCAACACGACTCAATGCAAGATTATAGTCATATACACCGGCACGATAAAGGAATGAACAATGTAAGTGATCTACTGATTTGACATTGGAAATATAATCCCACTGAAGATTTTGTTCGTCAATATTTTCAATTTTACCTGTACTATCTAGACCTTTCATAAATGGCGGAGTAAGCACTGAGCCTGCTACGCCGCCGATATCATCACCAATATAACTGGCTAATGTAGCTAGCACATTTGGCTCAGCAACTGTGTCGTCATCTAACCTCCAAACCCAGTCAAATCCCCAAGTGTTTGCTGTTTGATGATTAAAATGCTGCCCTTTGCGTTGTCCAAAAACTACTTGCCAGCTTATACCTTTTTCTTCCATTATAGTAAACAGGTACTTGTACATTTGAATTTCACGCAGATCTTTAGCATCGTCATTATCATCAAATATTATTAGATGATCAGGTAGTCTAGTTTGTGAAATCACGCTATTCAGTGCCAGAGGTAAAGTTGTTTCGTATCGTCCTCGAGTAGAAATAGAACAGAGAATTTTATCTTTCATTTGTATGCCTCGACCGCTAAAAATAGATGTTCGTCGCTGGAATTCACAAAATATTTTGACCAGGGTTTAACTCTATGTATGCGTTGAAACCCTATATTCTGTAAGCAGCCTTTTAGTTGTGTTTCGGTATAGAGAAATAAATGCGCTTGGCCGGGTGTAATATCAGCCATTGAAAAAAAGTTATTATAGAGAAATATACGACGGTTTTCGCTAGCAGCAACAAAATCTTGGCAAGTACCTAATAGATCTGGAGTTTCTATTTTGAGTATGCCGTTTGGTTTCAAAGCTCTATACCATTCTTTTAACACACTGATGCCGGTGTTAGCATCAAAATGTTCAATTACATGGCTAGCTAAAATTTCATCAGCAGAATTATCAGGATATGGAATTTTTTTGATATCCCAGGTTTCATCTACATTTTTAATATTGAAACAATCAACATTGACATAACCCTGCTTATAATCATCTCCACATCCAAGGTTAAATTTCACAATTAGATTCCTCAGTTAATTCTCGTATATTTTTCAACATATATACCCATCAATTGTGGGGTACCTGTGCCCCAGCTCATTATTGGCACAGACAGTTCACATGTATATCCAAGATTTTTTATAAAATCTCGCAACATATCTATATCATGATATGCTGGATTTTTATTAGTATTACCATGTAGTTCAATATAGATATTAGCAAATCTACGTATTACATCTGGTGAGCTACCCAATAAAATATCAAATTCAGATCCTTCGCAGTCAAGTTTCAGTGCAAGATCATTACCCTGTACATTCCAGCGGCTTAAAATACCTGCTAATGAAATAGTTTTGACTGGATCGCCATCTGTGTCAGATACTTTGCTACCAACATGATTATTTGGTATTCGAACAATTTCATCATCTCTGCTATATCCAGCTAAATTGTGAGCTTCAATTTGTGGATAGTTTTTGACATTGTTTAATAGACCAAGATTATATATTACTGGCTGTGCTTCAATTGCAATTATTCTACGTGCACCTCGTTCGGCAGCAAGTAGACTAAACATGCCTATGTTAGCACCAATATCAATTACTGTGTTGTTATACAGCTCTTCATTTTTAACTCCGTAACCATTGTGTTCAAATAATTCAATATATACTGCTGGTTCTTGTCTTTTTAAATCTTCATGATTTATCACAACGTTATATGGTTTAATTGCTTCAACTCTGAAATTTGGTGGTGGATGAGGAATCTGTTCTGCGCCTACCTTTATATCTCTAAAGCCAGCATTCCATAAGTGGTCTCTGATGCTATCAGGCCACCAACCAAATAAATGAGGACTAGTAATATTATCTGGCCCACCTACACCGGTAGTATTCACAGATCCATATATTACATTTGCAAGCCCATATCTTTCACCTGTTGATGCAGTGACAAACATTTTGCAAACTTGTTCAAGATCTGGCATTTCCATAATTAATTTCCCGCCTGGCTTGAGAACTCGTAGCCATTCTTGAAGAATAGTAATAGAATGATATGGATTTAAATGCTCAAATACGTGACTTGCAAGAATTTCACTTACACTGTTATCATCAAAATCTAATTTTGTAATATCCATCATGATATGTGCTCTATAATCGTGCATATCGACCGATAGATAACCTGGATATGCAATGCCACCTGATCCAAGATTTAATTTAATGTTTTTATTGTATCTCTTGGCATTTACAAGTCCATTACGTTTCATAATTACTTTAGTATATTCAGGTATATGCTTAAATGTTTGATTATCTTTGTGCCAAATTGGCATGCCGCCTGAGTTAGTTGATTTTTCAGGAACAAATTTTGTATCAGTTACTGCTGCTATTTTAAATCCAGCCTGTTGCACTTTAGCTGAAAAATCAATATCCTCTCCTCCGCCAGGGGTATAAATCTCATCCAATAGACCAAGCTTATCAAACATGTCGCGACGGATCATAGCGCAGAAAAATATAATGCAATCAACGTCAGAATAATCATCATGCATCTTTAATGGACCAACCATACCCATTGTTGGATCTTTGAAAAAATCTACCATCATATTGATCCATGTATTACGCTCTTGGGGTAATAGTTCGGTGTCATTATTCAATAGTATGATATAATCACCTTGTGCAGCTTTAATACCAAGATTTACAGCTTTTGTATATCCCAGCGCATCATCGCTCCATATTAACTTAAATTGTGACGACTGCGCATTTACATATTCAGCCGTGTTATCTGTGCAGCCGTTAGCAACCACAATAACTTCTACTTGATTCATATCAGTATAAGTTTTTATGCTTTCGCAGCAGGGAATCAAAAGATCATCGCAGTGATTGTAAGTTGGAATAATTATTGAATATTTTGGTTTAGTAGCTGATGCATGTTTGTTGTATAGCAATTTTCTATTTTGTTCTACCAATTTAATATCCTTTTGTTTATTCATAGTTTGTACATTGCCCATATGAACCACTGGGAATTGTATAGAGAATATACCATTTACATATGCCTTGTTTGGTCTATGTTCTGGGACTTCAACACATTTATATCCTGCTTTCCAAATTCTTACTGCGAGGTCTGGATCGCAAAAGTATCCCGGGTAATAATCTGTGTCAAATTTGCCAATTGATTTAATCAACTCAGCTAGATACATAGTACAACCGCTATGAAGCAATAGACCTAGACCTTCATATTCGTTAGCAAACGGGCTTGAACCGCCAACCAATGGATCATCAATAAATGGCTTTTTCAATGTGTTGATCCATTGATCTACATCTTGAGGTTGTAAAATACTATCGTTATCTAGAGTGACTATATATTTGCCGCGAGCAGCGTCGATACCAGCATTGTATGGTATGATTACACCTTGTGGTTCATCAAACCAAATATATTTTACTTTTCCTTCTAAACTGTTTAGAAAATCTTTGGTTCCGTCAGTACACCCATTTGCAACCACTATAACTTCTTTATTAGAAAGATCGGTATATTTTAATAGTGCATCAATACATGGTCGTAGTGCATCATTGAGATGATTGTAGGTTGGGATAATGATACTGACATCAACTGGTTTGGCACCGTATCTGTCGAATAAAATTTTAGTATTTTTAACAATTGCTTCATTCTTAACATTAGTGTTGTCATTAAATGTACCATTACCAGCATGATAAATTGGAAATCCAAAATTTACAATGCCTGTTTCAAAACTTCCTTTAACATCTTTGGGAACACTAATGAGTTCGTAACCTTTTTGTAAAGCTTTAATACAGAAATCTCCATCTTCTCCCATTCCTGGTGAGAAAATTTCATCTAGTAATCCTAGTTCTTGAAACAATTTACGTGGCATCATTACTAGCCAAAATGCCATACAGTCATATCTTATGCCCCCGCAATCCCAATCAAATTTAACTGGACCTGTGATTCCCACATTGTTTTTTTTGGTAAATGGCTCAGTCATCATATCTAGCCATAAATTTTTAGGTTGGTCGAGCAACACAGTGTCGTTGTTCATCAACACAACATATTCCCCTCGAGCTGCTAGAATCCCTAAATTTACTGCTTTAGGATATCCTTGCGCTTCATCTTTCCAAACGTATCTGACGTTATTACTAAGACTAGTAAGATATTCTTTGGTATTATCTGTACAGCCGTTAGCAACTACAATAATTTCTACATTTGACATATTGGTATATTTCAATATACTATCAACACATGGCTTAAGTAGATCGTTGCAATGATTATATGATGGGATGATAATGCTGTATTTCATGTAATTCCTGTAGCTGAATTTATCTAGTGTAACCGATTTATTTGATGTTTGTCTATTGAGTTGACTAGTTTTGTAAAAATACCTATAATTTGATATGCGGTTGGAGTATTATTATGAAAATTGGTTTTAATTGTAGTTCATTTGATTTGCTTCATGCTGGACATGTTACTATGCTCAAAATGGAAAAAAATTTATGTGATTATCTTATAGTAGGGTTGCAGGTTGATCCAACAATTGATCGTCCTGGTATAAAAAACAAACCAGTGCAGAGCGTTTACGAGCGGTATGTACAATTGCAAGCATGCAAATATATTGACGAAATTTTAGTTTATGAAACAGAATTTGATTTACTGCAACTATTAATGACTCAAAAAATACATATTAGATTTTTAAGTGAAGAGTATCTTAATCGAGATTTTACCGGTAAACAGTACTGCATAGCTAATGGTATAGAATTGCATTATCATAAACGAGAACATATTTACGGGTCAAGTGAATTACGAAATAGAGTTCACACTTTAGAAACAAAAAAAGCACAGGATAATGTATCAAACATTACCATACCACAACACAGTTTAGATTTACTAAAGAGAACTGAGAGTCACTAATGATCTGAGTGACACATCAGACTAGTATATACCTGTATAAGGTATTGAATAAATTACAAGGAGTTTTATATGATTACATTGATAGGACATGGTTACATAGGTCATGCAATTTATAACAAATTACAAATACAAAGTTATTATCCTGTAGAGTGGATTGATCATCAGACTAAAATATCGTCAAGCACTAGCCTTATCATTAATGCTGCTGGATATACCGGCAGTCCAAACGTTGATGCATGTGAAATTCACAAAGAAGATACTATAGCTGGTAATGTTATATGGCCATTAAAGTTAGAATTAGAAAATCCTAAAACTCCTATTATTCATATCACTAGTGGGTGTGTATATACAGGTTATGATAAAGAATATACTGAAGAAGATGCTCCAAATTTTAATTTTAATAATGGTAGTTTTTATAGTGGCAGTAAGGCCTTAGCGCAGAAACTGTTAGAGCCATTTATGCATAAATCATATCTTTTTAGAATAAGAATGCCTTTTGGATCAGATCGTCATCCTAAGAATTTTTTAACCAAACTTGAAATATATACTAAATTAGTTGATTTTCGCAACAGCTTAAGTCATATTGACGATATAGCAGATACAGTACTGCATTTCATTGTTACTAGACCAAACTTTGGAATTTATAATCTTGTTAATTCTGGCAGCAAAACTACTAAAGAAATTGTTTCTATGATGGGTATAACAAAAAATTGGTATACTCATGATGAATTTGCTGCAGCAGTGACAGCGCCAAGATCAAATTGTGTTTTAGATGTTTCAAAGCTTTCAGACGTGATTCGTGTGAGATCAATAGATGATGCTTTAAAAGACGCACTGGCAAAATATCAATAATGTTAAAATTATATTGTGATATAGCCGTATTCAACAGTTTGATCAGAACCACTATTATTTGTAATACCAAATGAGAAAACGTCTGTATTTGATACCATTGGTGCGGCATTACTAATAGTGCCAGCAGTACCAATAATTTGGCTTGGAATAGATGTTAATACTAACATATTGCCAGCGCTGTAATACCAAGCATATTGTACACCTATAACTGGTACATTGTTATTTGTCACTGAAACTGTAGCATTCCATACACAAATACCGTTTGGAATATTACCTCGAAGCCACATTACATAATTACCATTTGATGGAACAGTAAAACTATATGTGCCAGCGCCTGACGTAACGGTCCAACTATTACTTGTAACCCCTGCTCCAATTCCAGTTGGACCGGTTGGACCAGTTGCACCTGTACCAGTAGGACCTGTTTCGCCCTGCGGCCCAGTTGGTCCTGTAT